CTAGCACTAAGTATAGTTTCTTACTCATTTTTATTGTTCTCCTGTGTTAACCATTCTTGAGGTATTTCTCCTCTGGTTTGTTGCCAGCACGCGGCCTCAAATCCGTTCTCTCATTGTTACCTAAAGTTTAGAATCAAGGCTCCAATCTTTGTTGCTCGACAACTACAAAAACACACAGTAGGTCTTGCTTGGAACGAGGTATCACGTCGATACGTGGATTCTGAACCTGAGTTCTATTTCCCAGATTTTTGGCGAGAAAAAGCAGAAAATGTTAAGCAAGGTAGCTCATTAGAACCCAATGATGTGTATGAAGATAATATGGGGTTTGGGCCTGAGTTCTATGTTGCTATGTTACGTGACGAATACATGCGTCTTATTTCATGCGATGTTTGTCCAGAGCAAGCTCGAATGATTCTTCCGCAAAACACAGTGACTGAATGGATTTGGTCAGGTTCACTAGCTGCTTTTGCACGAGTTGTTAAGCTTCGTACCGATCCTCACAGTCAGTATGAAACAAGTTTAGTTGCTCATGGAATTAAGTATCACCTAGATAATCTTTTCCCCATATCAACAAAGGCTTTACTAGCTTATGACTGATAAAGTTTTAATTGATTCAGATACTCTTGCTTATAGAGCAGTAGTAGGAAAAGATGATGAACCTCTAGATAATGTGTTAGATGATCTGTACAACAGTTGTCAACAAGTTCTTGGAGAACTGCCTGAGTGTGAGTTTACTCAGTTTTATCTTACTGGCTCCGATAACTTTAGAAAGACTTCCTATGATTGGTACAAAGCTAATCGAGCTTCTACTCCTAGACCAGTTCATCTAACTGAAGCAAAGCGTTTTCTTGAGAAAGAGTTTGGAGCAGTTTGGTCAGTAAATCAGGAAGCCGATGACGATATCGGAATTGAAGTATTCCGCGAACCTAATAGTAAGGTACTTATTGCTCATATTGATAAAGACCTTAATCAGTTTCCGGGAACGCACTATAACTACAATAAAAAAGAGTTTTACGAAGTAACTGAAACCCAAGCCCAGCAATTCTTTCTTCATCAAATGGTGCTTGGGGATAAAGTAGATAACGTGCAAGGATTTGATGGTCTAATCCGGCCAGCTTATCCAAAGAAGTTTAAATACATTGAAGACACAATCAATAGTGAAACTGATTTTCTAGAAGGACTCCGCTTTGTTTGGGATTTGTACAACCATCACGGACGAGAGCATCTTTTTCATGATATAGCAGATTGCTTGTGGCTTCTAAAAGAACCGGAGAAAAATTGGAAAAAACTTGAGATCGAAATTTGAAGAAGATATAGCCCGTAAGTATCCAGAACTAGGGTACGAACAAGATAAACTAACTTACGTGGTTCCAGCTAAAAAGCGAACGTACAATCCAGACTGGACCGTACGAGATGGAGTGTTTATCGAGAGTAAAGGTAAGCTTGACCGAGAAACAATTGAAAAGATGCTTCTTGTTAAGGAACAGAACCCCGACAAAACAATTTATATTTTGTTTCAAAAAGGGAACAACAAAGTCCGACGGGGGTCTAAGACTACTTACCTTGATTGGGCAAAGAAGAACGGATTTGAGGCCGCGTGCTGGCAACAAACCAGAGGAGAAATACCTCAAGAATGGTTAACACAGGAGAACAATAAAAATGAGTAAGAAACTATACTTAGTGCTAGAACGCACTCCCCTATTCTTTCTAGAAGATGAGATGGTCAACCTGACCGATCCTGAACTAGAAGTATCCGACGAGTTCTATGAATCGTACCAAGAGATTGAGAACAACTTTCGAGTAATTCAAGAAGCGTTGTTCCATATGTATCTTGAATCTCAGCTAGAAACTCAACAAGAGATTTCAGGGATTCCAGAAGAAGAAGACGAATTCATGCTACAACCAGTCCACGACTCCAATAAACTACACTAAAAATGACAAAACACCTAGTTCTACCTGATTGTCAAGTAAAACCGGGAGTTCCATTAGATCACCTTACTTGGGCTGGTCGCTATGCGGCCTCCAAGAAACCCGATGTAATTGTTTGCATCGGAGACTTTGCCGATATGTCTTCCTTATCTTCTTATGATGTTGGTAAGAAATCCTTTGAAGGAAGAAGTTACAAAGCTGATATTGAAGTCGCTGCGGAAGGAATGAGGATGTTTCTTGATCCCATTCGAGAACTTCAAGCCCAGCAACGACGTAACAAAGAGAAGATTTATCGGCCTCGTCTAGTGATGACTCTTGGTAACCATGAACAACGTATTCTACGCGCTATTAACGATGATCGAAAGTTGGAAGGACTTATCTCTATTGATGATCTTCCGTACAAAGATTGGGAAGTATATGACTTTCTCGAACCTGTGGTGGTTGATGGTGTGTGCTATTCCCACTATTTCAGTTCTGGTCAGCTTGGGCGTCCTTGCGTTTCTGCACGGGCTATTCTAACTAAAAAGCACATGTCGTGTTTTGCTGGCCACCAACAAGGGCGAGATATTGCGTACAGCCAGCGTGCTGATGGGACAAACATGACAGCAATTATTTCAGGGTCATTTTACCTTCACAATGAAGATTATCTAAATCCACAGACTAATAATCACTGGAACGGCATTTGGATGCTTCACGATGTAAAAGACGGACAGTTCGATGAGATGCCTGTGTCCATCTCTTATTTACGAAAGAAATATGGATAATTGGGAACAAAATAAACAATTTTGGGAAGAAGGAAATTTGACTGAACAAGTAAAAGCGAGTTCCCGCCAAGTAGGTGGGTCGCATTATCAACATTTTAAGATTCAGCCTTATCAGTTTTGTTATGAGAATAATCTAAACAATCTTCAATCAGAAGTTATTTCTTATGTTGCTCGGTATCCTTTTAAATGGAAAGACAACGTAACAAAGCAAATTGAAGACCTAGAAAAAGCAAAACATTCAATTGAACTTCTTATCGAACTAATTAAAAATGAATCTAACTGATTATACATTTTTTACCCGTACTACAGCAATCTATCCTGAGAAACAGGCGTTAGAGTATCTTGCTTTAGGTTTGTGTTCTGAAGCTGGTGAGTTTGCTGGTAAAGTAAAGAAACTTATTCGAGATAACTCTTGGGATCGCACAGCAGCAGAAGCTGAAGTCGGAGATGTATTTTGGTATCTGTGCCGACTGTGTGATGAACTAAACCTTAATCCTGAAACTATTTTACAACAAAATTATGAAAAACTTTCTTCGCGCCTCGCTCGCGGTACTTTGTATGGCAATGGTGACTACCGCTAATGCTAATCCAGAACTAAAGGATTGCTCCAATAAAGCAATGTTCAGTAAGCAAGTGTCTAATGCTAAATATACAGGCTGGACTCTTCAAGAAGTACAAGAAGCTGTTAAAAAGGTTTTACAGCGTCCAGAATACATTAACCTAAGTCCTAGTGAAAAAGCCCAACTAGAAGTTCAAGCTGTTATTGCTTATCACAATAAAAAGGCACCAGACGATGTGTTTAACGAAGTGCTGCACAAGTGCATGAAAGGTGTAGGTGAAAGCTAATGTTTGATCCTTTTACCGCTCTTGCAGCGTTAGCTCCACTTGTTGTAGAAGGAGGTAAAGCCGCTATCCAACGGTGGCTTGCTCCCGAAACGTTCAAGCCGACTAATATTGATGATTACGTAAAGATTAAAGAACTTGATCTTAATCTCTTTAAAGCCATTAATGATGCGGGAGGTACTAATCCTACCTATCTTTGGGTAGAAGCTGTTGTGCGGCTTATGCGCCCCTTTGCAGCGGCTATTGTGTTAGGTACGTGGGGAGTGATGCAGCTCGCCGGGCTGCCTGTCTCTGATGCTGTAACTAACTTTGCAGCTTGTATTGGTTTTTACCTTTTCGGCGATCGCTCGCTATTTTACGCACGGAACAACATCAAGTAACAAAGAAAGTATGACGCTTAAAAAAGACGTTATAAAAGATAAGAAAGATACTCGCCCTTCTCGTAAGGGCGTTATTTTTCGTGAGCAGAATAAAGACTGGAAACAACAAGTAAAAGAATACAAAGAAAAGAATGCAAAAAAATCGATTTAAAACAGAATTTGCGGAAAATATATTTAAATTTAAATACGCTCAGGGTCCAAGTGATTCATGGGATGCACTAGCCGATCGATTAGTAGAAGACGTTTGTGGAACACGATGGGGTACTGAACGCCCTCTTATGTCCGAAGAGGAGCGTAAGCAATTATCGGAATATATTAAAGAGATGAAATTTTTGCCCGGTGGGCGTTATATTTACTATGCTGGTCGTAAAGCAAAGTTTTATAACAACTGTTACCTTCTTCGAGCGGAGGAAGATACCAGAGAAGAGTGGGCAAATCTCATGTGGAGGTCTATGTCCTGTTTAATGACAGGAGGAGGAATTGGGATTGATTATTCACGACTGCGTGCTTCTGGAAAACCATTAGGTCGAACAGGAGGGTTAGCTTCAGGACCTATTCCTCTCATGTATGCTGTTAATGAAGCGGGCCGTCAAATTATGCAGGGCGGATCACGCCGTTCAGCTATCTACGCCTCCCTCAATTGGGTGCACGAAGATATTCCAATGTTCCTCGAAGCAAAGAATTGGTCACCAGAAGTCCGAGAACTAAAAAGCAAAGACTTCAATTTTCCGGCTCCGCTGGATATGACCAACATTAGTATTAACTATGATGATGCTTGGGGATTTGATCCTAACAATCCTGTTTTCCTACAAAACTGTCGTCAAGCAATGGAAACCGGAGAACCGGGATTTAGTTTTAATTTTGGAGATAAACAGAATGAAACTCTTCGTAACGCTTGTACTGAGGTTACCTCTGAAGATGATTCGGATGTTTGTAATCTTGGTTCGATCAATATTGGGAATATTTCATCTATTGATGAATTTAAAGATGTTGTTTCCCTTGCCTCAAAGTTTCTCGTCTGCGGAACGCTACGAGCCGAACTGCCTTATGAAAAAGTGTACAAAGTTCGTGAAAAAAATCGACGGCTGGGATTGGGGCTTATGGGCATTCATGAATGGCTACTTAAAAAAGGTTACAAATACGAAGTAACACCTGAACTACATGAATGGTTAAAAGTATATGAATCAGAATCCGAACGATCTGCTAACGCGCATTGTGAGCGACTGTATATCAGCAAGCCAGTCGCATACCGAGCTATCGCACCCACTGGCTCAATTGGAATTCTTGCTAAACTAAAACTGGCCGTTCACTAAGTAATTAGTGAAATGAATTGGGTGAATTCAGGGAAAACCTAAACTGATTTGAACTTTCTCCTTTATATGTTGTCTAATACAGACATAGAACCAATAAAGGAGCTTTATGCAAAAATATAATTATTTAACAGTCTTAGAACAAGTTAAAAAGAATAGTAGAAACTACTACAAAGTTCAATGTGACTGTGGAAAAATCGAAGTAAAACGGTGTGATTGGGTAGTTAGCGGACGTACTACAAGATGTAAATCTTGCTCTTGTAAAGAAACAGCAAAAAACTACCCACTACCAATAAATAGAAAAGGTTGTCAAGGACTTTCTGGCACTCATTTTCTTAGTATCAAAAATGGAGCAGCACGACGTAACCTAGTTTTTCAAGTTACGGCGGAATATTTGTGGCAATTATACACTCAACAACAAGGGTTGTGTGCTCTTACAGGCCTTCCTATTGTACTTGTGCCTAAAATAAAACAGCACAATGTGAATTGGGATATTGTTACTGCTTCATTAGATAGAATAGATAACTCTCTTGGTTATATTGAGGGAAATCTTTGGTGGGTTCACAAAGAAGTTAATCGATTTAAAAATGATTATTCTATGCAACAGTTACTTACTTTTTGTAAGTTAATTTTAAATCAGCATGGCAATCCTGAGCCTAGCTCTGTGAACGAGATAAAAGTAACAGAGAAGGTGCAACGACTAGATGGTGAGGACTCTACCAATAATCCATCCACGAGCGCCCAACATCCTAAACAGGATGATGATATAGTCTGAGCTATAAGGAAACTTATAGAAGTTAGGATAAAGAGCCTAACGATAACAACACTGGGCACTACAACGGGAATTGAGCCGTTATTTGCTGTGGCTTACAAGCGTCGTTATCTCACAGACGGAACAAAGTGGAAATACGAATTCGTCGTTGATTCTACCGCAGACCTCCTCATTCGAGAATACGGTCTCCGACCTGAAGAAATCGACACCGCCTACAAACTAAGCCATGACTTTGAGCGACGAATTAAATTCCAAGCAGATGTACAAGATTACGTTGACATGTCAATCTCATCCACTATTAACCTACCTTCTTGGGGTTCAAAGGGCAACTCAGAGTCCGACGTCTCACGTTTTGCCGAGACTCTCGCTCAATACGCCCCACGGTTACGTGGATTTACCTGTTATCCAGATGGAAGTCGAGGAGGTCAACCCATTACAGAAGTAAGTTACGAAGAAGCGGTGCAGCATCGTGGAGTAATCTTTAGTGAGCATGACGTTTGTGAAATTACAAACCGTGGAGGAACCTGTGGTGTATGATCTAGATATTAGTTTTATCTCTGGGGTAGCTCTTGGTATTGAGCACGTATCTCTAGGTGATGATTTTGAAGATGGGGATACAGAGTGGGCAGTTGTCCTTGATTTATTTATTATTAGATTTACCCTGTTTAAACTAAAACAATAGACGAAAAAAAAGCCCGCTTTATGCGGGCTTTCTCTTTTTCAACCTTGTCTCATCATCTGAACAAGTTTTTTACTTCGTCGTCCTACTTGTTTATACCAAAGAGAATTTTCCATTCCTTTAGCTGCATCTTCCCAACGTCCTTCATTAATTGCTTTAAGAGTATTAACAAACTTGGCCAACTTAGTTTCGCCTAAGTTGAAAGCGAGATCAAGGATCACCACCTTTCGGTTATCAGTTAGAGCATCAAAGTTCTTCACTAATTTACGAGCAGTTTTCTCTGCTTTCTTCATATCATTTGACAAGAGATACTCAATCTCATCGTCAGACAATCTTCCTCCCAATCGTTTGTCAATCAAACGTCCGACACCTATGGTCCAGTACCCAAGCGAGTCTTGGTACGCATACGGCACCTTTGCCTCTGAATCATAGAGGTGTGCTTTCCACACTTCAAGCACAGTTTTCACAATTAATTCTCCATATCTTTCTGGAACTCCATCAAATCTAGTTGTTGCTGTTGTTGTCTAATTGTCTTTAGAGTTTTAGGACTTAACCGCTGAATCTCATCCAGAACAAACCCTCGATAGGTACGCTCTAGGAAAGAGTTAACGTTACGCCATTCTCCACCATTAGACATATACTTGACAATAGCTTGTGCAGTCTTCTTTTTATCTCCATCACGGCTGTACGTCTTAGCTTGATCAAGATAACGTTGTTGAAGTTGTTCATCACGAAGTCGTGAATTTTTAGTACGGAACACAATCTCTGATTCTTTCCGTTCATCTAGCGAACGCATACCCGTTGTAGAACGGAGCATCTGTTCGTTAAAAGATCGTTTAGTTTTTAGTTGGTCCGTCTTGCTTGGAATGTATCCTCCTTTTTCGTCAGAAAATACTGTACTTTCCATTACACCTTTAATTGGAGCAGGCATCATAGGATAAGCAATCCCGGCTGCATTAGTAGCAGTAGGAGCTAACGCAAACTTGCCAATCCCTTCTCCAGTTTGCACTAGAGCAGAGAGAAGTGGAAACATTGCTTCAGCAGCAGAGTCTGGGAAAAGATTATCCATTGAGAACTTGGTTCCAATGTCGATTCCTTCAGGCATAATAAAACGACTACCCGCGGCCAGTCCACCAAATGCCCAGAACTCATCAGCGTTACGCATAATCATTTCTTTAATTCCCGGAGTGTCTTTTAGAGTTTCAGGGAACAGAGATTTAGCCATACTCCACACATCATCGGCGTCATCTAGCGCGTACATACCAACTAAACCACCAAGAAGAAGTTGAATACCCATCATGGTAAGTACAGTCTTTGGTGCTTTGTTTACTCCGTATGTAGCTAGTTGAGTGTAGGCATTGTGCTTAAACGTAGTTACAGTAGAAGCCATATCTCCAAGCATCCCCAGACGATTATAAATCATCGGACGGCTTTGGCGGGAATAATCAACCATTGAAATGCTAGTAGCTACCTCTGACATTTCAGCAGCTTTTTCTTTAGGGAAACCCGCTGAGTAAAGATAATGTGCAAGAATGTTAAACGCCCACAGACGAGTCATTTTTTCTGGCCGTGAGATGGTTCCTCCAAGTTTTTCATCTGCTTTTTGGATGAGTTTTAATGCTGGATTCTTAGAATAAAGATCAGTCTTTTCTAGAATGTGGGGATCAATAATATGATTATCCTCAGCATACTTGTTAAAATATTTTCCTACATCTGAAACAAAACCATCTGGCAAATTTTCTCCTAAATTTTTTGCTGCCATTTGCGCAAGGGCTTTCATCTTTGGTGAATGGTGTGCTGCATCCCACAGACCAAAAGTAAGAGATTGACCTTTATTTCCTTGAATTCCAAGATCAGCAAAATACTGCATCATTGTAGAAGTTGCAGCAGGTACTTGAATTATTTGTGAGGTAATAAAACCGGGGTTAAGAGCTAGCGCACTATATAGTGCCCAATTCTTAATACCACGCATTGCTTCAAATGGATTAACCTTTTGTAGTTGTTTTCCTCCCGGAATAGCATTAACAATGTCCGAGTTAACCATTGCTATATAAGCATCAGCAAACTTTTCAAGAACTTGAATACTTTCTAGTCGTCCGAACGCATTGTTGTAAATGTTTTCAGAAAGCTTTGCAGCATTCGGCATCTTATCTCTAATGTCTGAATCAACTAATACTTGTTTAACATCTGGTTCAACCTTTTGTTGGGCGACCCATTGATTAACCATACGAATGTATTCAGCTTGGGCGTTCCAAAGATCATAAGCATTAGCGTGAGCATCTTTCCATTTCTTCATACCCTCGGCTCCAAACACCCCACTCTTTTCTTTAAAGTGTTGTTTGAAGTCTAGATAATCATAGGCTTGTTTGGAAATCATGTTCTCCATACGAGAAGCAAACTCAGCCACTTCTGGATCACTTTTACCAAAGATGTTAATTACTTCATCAAATGCAGCCATCTTACGAGCTAGCATCTTTTGGAAATCTTTAGAACGAGCATACGGAATACGAGAAGGATTACCAAACTCATATCCTTGGCCTTCAAAGTGCCTCATTGCATCTTGAAGTTCGGATTTAGAATTGCCGTTAATCCATCCTACAGTCTTACCATCTTTCTTAACTAGTACACGGAAGTTACCCGTAAACATCGAGGCTAGGTAGTTTAAACGAGGTTCAACTGGTTCAAGACCTTTGGCTTGGCGCATCTGATTAAAATCAGTTAGGGCTTGGTCTTTAGCACGATTCCAAGATTCTAAAACACGCTTTTCCCAACCATTAAATTCAAAGGCTTTAGTTACATCAACATCTTTACCTTCCGCTGCTAGTAATTTAGCTGACAGATCACGAATTTGATCGGCAGAGCCAGCCTTTAGAATAGCTAGGAATCCTTTTCCTTTTTCAGAGATAGCGGTTTCAGATTTAATCTCCGCTTCCTTAAGTGCTCGCATTGTTTTAGAAGTTACCCAATGCACTAGAGGATGTTGAGTTAAATTCGACAGAGCATATCCACCAGACGACAGTTCGTTACGAAATGCGTTGTCAGATATATCCTTGTACTTTCCATCTTTATCTTTGTAGGACTCAAGCACTCCTTTAATTTCATCGGCTGAACGAGTATCTTGAGTTAGATATTTAACTCGATCATCACCCTTAAGAAGCTTTTCAACTACCTTAGCTTCAGCTTGGTTACGTAAAGCTGTTTGTTCGGGTGTTGGAAGTTCTCGTCCAGCCTCTGCCCAATACTTAGCAGCGTGCTCTTTTAGTTCTGGAGGAAGATCATTTTTAAAGTCTTCAAACTTTGTATAACGATCTAATTTTGATCCTTCTGCAAAATCATTCTTTAAACCTTTTCCACCATTCAAACCACTAGTACGAGTCTCACGGGTAGAAGCTTCAATTAGTTTGTTACCCGCATCAAGCGCACGATCCAGAGCAGTAGCATACTTTTTATCTAGACCTAGCATTTGACGAACAGTATCTACTACTTTGTGCCAAGCTGATTTAAAGGTACCTTCTCGAAGTTTAATGTTTCGTAGTTCATCTTGAAACTTCTTATTAGAGAAGACTTCGGAAATAAACTCTCGATCATTTTTAAATCCATAAAACTCCTTGTTTGGAGCTAAATCTTTAATTTGATTATACAGTTGTTTTAGTTGTTTGGCGGCAGCAATTTCATTAACTGCCATTCCTTTTGTTTCACCAAAGTCAAGTTTAACAAGTGCCCTAGCAGTGGCACTATGCACCGCTTCGTGAATAAAGGTACGATAGTTACCGCTCTGTAAAGGAGACATTACAATTGAATGTTCTCGTTGAACATATCGACTCTTAGAAGGTTCAAAGTCTCCATTAGGAAGATCAGTTCCAATAGAAGAATCTTTACTGAGTTTTACATCAGTGTCTTCTAGCTTTAAAAGAAGTTTTGAAACCTTTCCTTCAATGGTAGAAGGTTGGGTCTTAGCTAAATAACTGAGCGCTCCGTTGTAATCTCCTGCTTGAACCAAATCATTAATACGCCCAATAAAAGACGTATTTTTTCCCTCATAGTAATCTACTAACCCAAGTTCTTTTTTACCTTGTGACCAAGCTTTTGGATCAAAGCCCCGTTCAACCTTTAACGAAGTCTCTTTACCAGACTCGTATAAACCACGGTAAGCATCACCAGCTTCTTTGATTCCGTAACCTTCATCAAGATACTTAGCAAACGATTGACGTGCAGATTCAACAGCAGTTTCTTGCTGTTTAATATCTTCAGGACCTAGACCACGTTCTTTATAGTCGTCTAAAATTTGACGTTCAGCTAGGAGGTCTTTTTGAAGCCGTTGAAACTTACGATCCCGTTCCATAGCTTCAGGCCGAAGCGGGAAATCAATCGTTGGAACGTCTTCAGCCATCCCCGTCGTAACAGTCTTAGTATCAGGATCAATGCTGCGATTACCAAGAGGCTCTGGATAACTTTCTTTAGGAAGAAGTTCGAGAGTGCTTGGTTTGTTAAGAGGGTCTTGAGCTTCCTTCGTTGCAAGAAACTCTTCAATCTTTGCTTTAGCATCGGCTTCTACATTCTTTACGTTATCAACAACAGTAGCGTTTTCTGCTCGCTTAGCAATGTAACCGGGGACAGCGCCAAAACCAAAAGAAATAGCACGATCTACGTTATCTCGTTCGTTTTGGCGAAGTCCTTCAGATTCACGGAAAGCATTAGCTAGTAAATGAGAAGCCTCATCTCCAGCCATGTTACCTACACCAGTAGTTACACCTTGAGTAAGAGCACTTTTTCCTAACCCACCTAAAGCCATAGATGCGGTATTTAGAGCAGCATCAGCACCCATAAAAGCTTGGGTTTTATCTAACGGCATACCTTCATCAAGCATTTGCATTGCTTGGTCCGTAGTCCCACCAGCTAGCATAGTGCCAATACCTAGAGTACCACCAGCTAAAGCTCCACCAAGTTGAACACCAGCCCTAGCTCCTCTCTGAAGCCCAGACATTTCTTTGCCTTTTGTTGGATCAGCTTCATTATAGAACTGTTGAGCACCAGCCATTAACTCTCCAGTGGAAGTCTTAGGCTCCATTTGGCGGCGCTTGGGGTTTGGAGAGTTTTGACGTAAATATTCATCTACACCCTCAAAAGCACCAAGAACACTCAAACCACCAAGAGATAGGGTTTTACCTAAATCAGTTAGACCCCCTTGTAAAGATTCTCCCCAAGTAGCTTTAGGTTTAGACTTTGCTTGATAAGCTTGTAACAATTCCTCATCTGACATTGAATCATAGTCAACAGAAGGAGAAGAACCACCTACTTTTTGGTTGTAAAGCTTTAGCAGCTCTTCGTCAGAGAGTTTATCATAATCCATTATTTACTTTCTTTTAGGCGTCTAATTAATTCAGCTCGTTGTTCAGGAGATAGCATTTGGTTTCCACCAGAACCTCCTGTTGGATTTCCTCCTCCTGACCCAGCATTTGGTCGATTAATCAGTGGAGGAATTGGGCGATTCTGTGGAGTCTCTCGACGAATATCTCCAGTTTCAAAGTCTAGGTAAGAATTAGAAGGCTGGCGATAAGTTTGAGAAGTCCAGTAGTCGTTATGAGCCGCTTCATACTTATCAAAGACTGGGCCACTAGTTGGTTGGCCTGAGTTTAGCCATTCGTTACGAGCCTTGACATAATCTTTCTGAATATCAAGTGCTTTCTTTTCCGTATCAGCTTTAGCTGCAAGAGCTTCTTTGCGCCACTCTTTTTCAGCAGCAATACGAGCCTGTTCAGCTTGATAAGCTGCCACAACTTCAGCAGTCCAAACTGTGTTACAGATAGCCACCACGTTGGCCGGTTGCCCTGTAAGGTCTTGCCCCGGCGTCAGGCTGGTGCGGTGGTAGGTCTGACTGATTTGATTGTCGTCTTCCATGATGCGTGTTGCCTCACGATAGAGAACGATGCCGTTCTCAGTTACGGTGATTTGGTCAACAGTTGTGGTTTTGGTAAGTGACATGATTTTCCTTTTAAATTAAGTGTCCGACTAGACTAATCTGGTCTAGTTAATTAAGATGTAAAATAAGTCACAGTGCCTGCTATATCAGCGCCATTTGATATAGACAATGTAGTTACTACGGGTGAAACCGTTGCTGAATTTGTTGCGCGGATTTGAATTGTAGTTGCAGCTCCAGTTAAACCAAGAAGTGTGCAATAACCGCCAACACCAGACCACGCACTAAAAACTGTACCCGCATAATTATTAT